TCGGGACGAACTGTTCATGCCCACCAAGGAATGCCCGGTCAAAAACTGCCGGTTCAAGCTCGCCGGGCGCGAATATTACGCCAAGGAGCTTGATCTGTTCCACGGTGAAAAGGTCAACGTCCGTTATGACATGCGCGATCCCAAACGGGTAACGGTGTGGACGTTGGACATGGAAATGATCTGTGAGGCGTTTCTTGACGGTAACACCATTGAATACATGGTGCTTTCCGAACAAGAGCAGCGGGAAGCCCAAAAGATGCGCGACGCCATCGGGAGGATCGAAAAGCGCGCGCAAAAGCTGGTCCCCGGTGCAACCATCGTCTGCCCGGACGGTTCCAATACTGCCCCCGCCACGGCAACCGTCGTCAATTCCATCCGCTGCCCGATCGGACAGGTGGTCGACGTCCAGCCGTTGCCGGAAGCTGTGGCTGGCTGGCCGGACGAAACAACGGACAGCCTTACCGAATCCGTTGCCCCGCGTACTGCGGAGCCGCGTTTTGAGTTTCCTTACGAAAAGTTTGAGCACTACATGGTTCATCGGGAATCATGGACGCCGGAAATTACGGAATGGATGGAATGGTACGTGCAGACCGAAGAGTACGCGGATTATGAACCTATTTTTGCCAGCAAGGGGCTGGCATGGGAGAAGAAGATATGCGCAAAATGTTCGTAAAGACAGAGAATTACCGGAACTTTGCCGCCGCCGTGAAGGCCGTTGAGCAGCGCGGTGCCGCCGAAGCGGGGATGATGCTAGTGTACGGCGTCCCCGGCCTTGGCAAAAGCCACATCGTCAGCAGTTGGGCAGCCGAAAACGGAGCAATCTTCCTGCGGGCAAACAAGGATTGGACGCCCCGATATGCACTTTCCGAGCTTGCCGCCGCGCTTGAGATCGACGGACGCGGCAATTCTCAACAGCTTTTCTCCCGGCTTTTGAAGCCGATTGCGGCGAACCAGTTACCCATCATTATTGACGAAGCCGAGTTTACACTGGCGAATCAGGCGGCGTCCCTTGAAAAAATCCGGGATATTTCCGACCGGGCCGAAAACACGGTGATCCTGATCGGCATGGGCGACATTCAGGGTGCGATCAAGAAGTACGGGCAGATTTCCAGCCGTATCGCCCGCGTGGTGGAATTCAAGCCCTCCACCCCGGAAGATATTCAGGCGGTCTGCAAGCAGCTTGCCGAAGTGGACATGACGCCGGAGCTTATGGCGGAAATCCATCGGCTGTCGGGCGGACGGATGCGGGAGGTGCTGAACATGATTCCCGTTGTTGAGCGGGTGGCGAAGACCAACCGTCTTGCCTGCGTGGGCGTTGATGACCTTGCCGGGATTCCTCTTTCCCATGACTGGCAGAACAAGACGCCCATCACCGTGAGGCAGGCGGGCGGAAAGAGGAAGGTGGCGTAAATGGACGCGACGATCGGACAGGCCATGCTGGAATTACTCGCGGACGGTAAGACTATGCTGAGGCGCGAAATGGCGTCATGCCTTGGCGTCCCTTCCGAAGTCATCCGTAAGTCGTGCGCAACGCTCGTTTCTCGCGGCTTTATCCTTGATATGGAAGGATGCTGCCAGATTACGGACAAAGGCAAGGCGTTTCTCGCATCCATGAAAAACTGTTCAAACGGCCCGCAAAAAGGCGATTTCGTTGCCCGTTCCCGTTTTTCCCTGCGGACCCGCGCTTGGAATCTGATCCGCATGAAGACAGCTTCATGGAGCGTCGACGACTTACTCATGACCCTTGCCGACGGGACGGAGAAAGACGCGGAGCGAGGTCTGAAACGCTACGTCCGGGCGCTGTTGAAGGCCGGATACGTCGAACGGACGCCGCGCAACCCGCAGCTTTTCCGGCTTGTCAAGAATACCGGACGGCTTGCCCCGGCCCTGAATACCCCGGCGAAGACGCTCACCGATCCCAACACAGGGGAGGTGCATCATGTCTGACGATTGGCTTTCCCTGCTCCGCGCCCGCGTCGCCGAGATCGGCGTCAGCGCGACGGCCCGCGAACTTGGCGTCAGCCATGGGTCCGTCAGCACGCTGATCGCCGAGAAGTATCCGGGCAATACGTGGCGCATGGCCGATCGCGTCATGAAACGCTACGCCCGGAATCCCTGCCCGTACAACGGCGAAATGGTGAGCTATCACGATTGCGCCCGTTATGCCGGAAAAGTCCCCACGTCGAGCCCGGCGGCTTTACGCCGCTGGCGGGCGTGCCAGAAATGTACATTCAACCCTAACCAAAAGGATAAGCACTATGGTTGCTGAACGCCTTGAGCGCCTGTTGAACAGTCTTGTTTTGGCCCTGCGTGACGATTCCAAGGGGACCGGCATGGAAGTTGGTCAGATTATCAACAATATGCGCAACGAAATCAAAGTATTGGCCTCAGCCGAAGAAGCGGCTTTCCATCTGTGGCTCTCGCACCAGTACGCTAAGAAATACACAAAGGTTCATTGGGAAGAACTCCCCAACATGTAAGGAGAAAAACAATGCTTAACGAATCCCAAATCCCCGAAGGCTACATGGAAAACGCGCAAGGGTGCCTCGTGCCGCGCGCCAATATCCGCCCGATCGACATTGAGCGTGACGCGCTGGTCAAGGAAAAGATGGAGAAGATCAAGGCGCTGCAAGCGGAAATGCGGGCCGTCAAGGCAAGCCTTCTTTCGGATGTGGACGCCTTTGTCCAGCTTTCCGGCGAGCGGTACGGCGTTCGGCTCGGCGGCGTCAAAGGTAATGTGCAGCTCCTTTCTTTTGACGGCAAATACAAACTGTGCCGCGATTACGGTCAGTTGCTCGCGTTTGATGAAGGGTTGCAAGCGGCAAAGGAGCTGATCGACGGATGCCTGCGCCGCTGGTGTGCCGATTCCCGGCCTGAACTCCGGGCTGTGGTTGAGCAGGCGTTCAAAGTCGACAAGAAAGGCCGCATCAACACCGGCGCTGTGCTCGGCCTGCGGCGGATCGAGATCGACGATCCGGATTGGCAAGAGGCCATGCGGGCGATCACCGAAAGTCTGCAAGTACTGGACAGCCGCGTGTACGTCCGGGCGTACGAGCGGGATTCTTCCGGCGCGTACCAGCCGATCAGCCTCGATTTTGCGAGCGTCTGACTGGAGGCGGTTATGGCGACGGTATCAAAGAAGGATGTTGAGCGGCTTTCAGGGCTGTACGCCGATCGGCTGACGCGTAATACCCGCTACCGCGTTCAAGATATGGATGAATTGATCGGCTCCGATGTGTGGCGGGAAGCGTCCGACGAGCACAGACGGTTTCTGAAAAGCCAGATCAGGGAAAAGGCGTTCAAGTTGTTGATGGACGCGGGCTTTCCGCCGGATGCCGTCCGGCGGATCAGGGAGGGGAGAGAATGAAGTTTGCGGATCTGGCCGTCAGCGCCTTCCTGATCCTGTTCCCGCTCGCGTGGCTGGCCTCGTCCGCCTACGCGACTTGGAAAGAGTACCACCGGCATATCGAACAGATAAAGACGATCGACAACATGCGCAGGAATAACGCCGCGACGGAAAGCATTCTGAAAAAGTGCCTGATTGCATGGGTGAACCAAAAGACGCTTATCGTCTATCGCGATGAAGACGGCTTTATACAAGTAAAGGCCGTGGACACGGCGGGGGGGGAAGAAATCAACAATGTATTGAAGGAGCATCAAGATGAATGAAGGCGAAGTCCAAGAATGCAAGCAAACGGTCAAAGACAAGCGGCTTGACGCGACGCTCGCCGATTATCTTTCGCTCATGCTTAATGCGGAAACAGCTTGTTTAACGGCTACACACAGCGTTCCCGGCCTGTTCAAGCTAAAAATTACGTTTGAATTGCTTGACTCTGAAAGCGCGGATCGGGGGTGAAGAAATGGGTATGTCTTTTGATGAAGAATTGTTGATTAAGAAGGTTGTTGAAAGACCTTGGGAAGCGACCATAGCGCAGGCCATACGGGTTATGGAAGGAGCCGATATCGAAGCTCTGGGGTTTAAATGCAGGATAGGCGACGAGAGATTTAAAGTGGAGCTTATATTGACAGAACTTGGCGAAGAATGACGCGAAACCGCCCCCCATGCGGGGCGGTCGTCCGGGTTGGCTACCGGGCCTGATGATGCGAGCCGAAAGGACGGAACGTCCATAAACCGATAAACAAGGAAGAAAGGGAATGAGCGACAGGCCGATTTCCGACAGCGCGCTGAGTATTGTCCGTGAGATGTGCGATACGGTGCATCCCGATATCCAACTACCGACATCTATTGTCAAAGAGATGATCGCCCGCATCGATCGGTGGGAGGCGCAACCCAAAACCTTTGATGATGCTATGGCGGCCGCCGAGCGACATATGGCCGAGGCATCGGAAGCGCTCAATCTGGCAATGACGTATGCGCATGATGAACGCCCGGATGTGCTGCGTATACTTTCCGCAGTCAGCAGCGGAATAGAAGAAGTGTCATGGACTGTCATCGAAGCGCGGGCGTTTAAGTAGGGAGAAGGGGATGAAAAACATGTCTAAGGGTGAGAATGAATTGCTAAGTCCCGACTTCGAGAGCGGGATGCTCGTAGGGTTTGCGGACGGCCTGTCGCTTATGCACCAGATGCTCACCGGTGCTGTCGAATTCACGGCACCTACGAATCCGGGAATGAGTGCCTTCCTGAGTGGTTTTGTTGACGGCATGGAAAGAGATATGCCTGCCATGTTGAAGGACTACCACGAAACAAAGGGCCTGTCCGTGTCGCTTGAAGTTACTGTTACAAGTAAGGATGAAAAATGGAACTGATTGACCATATGCCCGTCACAAGGCGCGACGGCAAGCTGATTGTCGGCGAGGGCGTCAAGTTTGAGCGTATCCGCCGGATTACCGGCTACCTTGTTGGTACGGTTGACCGGTTCAACAACGCCAAACGTGCGGAAGTGAAAGACCGCGTGAAGCATGTGAAGATAAACTGAGCGAAACGGATACGGGAGAAATCATGGATCAAGGCAGGATTATCGAGCGTATACGCAAGCTGCTGCGCCTCTCCGAGTCGGCGAATCCGCACGAGGCGGCTCTTGCCGCGCAGCGGGTCCAGCAAATGTTGTCCGAGCACAACCTGACAATGGAATCCATCGGGCGCGACGCCGAGACGGATAAAGCCCGACAGGTAAACCGCAAGACGCGGAAAGAGCTGGAAAAATGGGCTCATGCTCTCGCCAGCCATACCGCCAACGCTTTTGATTGTCAGTATTTTCATGACCCTAACACCGGTGAAACCTCTTTTGTTGGCGTCGGCGTCGATCCGGAAGTCTGCGGATGGATGTATGGGTACCTGTATAAGACCCTGCTGCGGCTGGCATCCGAGCATATGCGAGGCCCGGCCCGCCTGCTCCGCTCCGCAAAATCGAAGCGTGCGGCGCGGAACTCCTTCCTTTTCGGTGCAGTGGATGTCATCAATTACAGGATGTATCTCCAAAAGAAAGCTACGCCCATAACGTCCGACGCGCTGGTGCCCGTCAAGGATGCCATTGTCAGGGCCGCCATGCCGGACGAGCTTAAAAGAGGCACGATTAAACCGGACAAAAGCCGCCTACAAGACCGGCTGGCCGGGATGTTGTCCGCAGAACACATTCCTTTGTCCACGCCGGTCACCGGTGAAGCCTATAAATCTATCGCATAAAAACTGGATGATTTCCGGTCTGATGAACACAAGCAACGACAGGAGAATATATATGCCCCGCTTCATCCCCACGCGCTCCGGCGCAGGCATTCCCGCCATTCAGGACACGGCAAAGAAGCGTATCGTGGCGACTTTCTTTATTGACAAGGACGCCCCGGACGCCGCCGAGAATATGCTCAAGGTGTGCTGTGACGCCCTGAACAGCGTAGCTCCGACGGCTCCCACACCGAAGACCGCGCGGGAACGGTGCGGAAAATGACGCGCCCGGATATCCGGGCTAATGATGGACGCTGGTATGTGGCCGTCATGCTGTACGGCGGCGTTGAACTTCACCCCATTGACAACCTTGTGAGGTGCTGAATGGAATCCCGCAAATCCCTTATGGCGAAGATACATATCGCCAAGAAAGACCTTGGCCTTGACGACGACACGTACCGCGCCATGCTGCAAAACCTGACCGGCAAGCGCTCATCGGCGGACTGCACCGACCGCCAGTTGGTTATGCTCGTTGCCTCCCTGCGTAAGCGTGGATGGAAGGACAGCCGCCCGAAGGGGCCGAAGGTGCGCCCGGAGTTTGAAGCGTTGCTCGGCAAGATCAACGCCCTGCGTCTCGACACCAAAAAGTCATGGGCATACGTCGAATCCATTGCAGAAAAGATGTATGGCGTGCGCATCCCGTGGCTTGACGGCGAGCAGCTTGGCGGCGTGATTACCGCAATGACCAAGCACCAGCGGGCGCAAGAGAGGGCGTAATGTCTGACGCGCGCCTGCCCCGCAACGCCCGCGACATCATCGATCGCCTTGGTCCCGCCGTGACCCTGCGCCTTATAAGGGCTCTCGGCGGGACGACGATCCCCGTGCCCATGCGTCTTACGCCCGTTGGCGAAGCCCGTTACAGGAGGCTGTGTGACATGATCGGGGAGGATGCGGCAAAGGCCTTATGCCGGGAATATGCCGGAACGAATCTTTACATTCCCACGTGCAGACAGGCCGCCGCCGATGAGCGCGATGCAGCCCTTGTCAGGGATCGGGACGCAATGGCCCGCGCGGGACTGTCTGAGCGTGAGATCGTAACGGGGCTTGCCCTTAAATACCATCTTTCAGACAGGCACGTTTGGCGCGTGTTGCACCGTGTCCCGGAAGAGAAAACTTCTCTTTTTCCGCTACAACGGCAAGGGCGGCTGTTATGACCGTTCCCCGTCAATTCCACCCACTGACATATGTCGGCTTTCGTAAATCCCCGGCACTGGTAGCTTGCCAGTAACCGGGGATTCCTCTTTCTGGAATCCCGCAAACCATAAGGGGTTTCAGATGAAGTTCTTTGCAAGACTGCTCAATCCGCGCTTTCAGTTCTTCTTTTTCGCCGTTCTGGCGCTTTTTGTGACCGGCCTTGTGGCTTTCTGCTCGCCGGAACAGTTCCCGATCGTCCGCTATAAACTCTCGCTCGCCATGCTCGCCGCCGTGATTGCCGTCTTTTTCGACATGGCGGCGTTCCCTTACGCTTCCCCTGACTCCTACCTTGACGACGACTGGCGGAAAACCCCCGACGCGGATCGCCCGCATGAGGCGGATTATCCCGTGGCCATGTATTGCCGGACGCTCTTTATTGCGGCGTGCCTGCGCCGTGTGGCTATGGTGGCCGTTTTCGTCCTTGCCGTTTCCTTGGGGCTGTAGCCATGCGCGCCGTCTTGAAACAATGGGGCATGGCCTTTCTGGAATGGCTGCTTACCGGCGTAGCGTTCGGGCTTGGCGTGCTGCTTGTCGCGGCCCTGTTTTTAAGTATCTGCGCGACGTTCGCGGGCGCGGCACAGGCCGAAACCGTCAACATCCCCCGTGCCGCCTATCAGCACCGGGACACGTTGATCCGTGCCTCCCGCGTCGTGTGGGGACTGGACGCGCCGGTGTCCGTTTTCGCTGCGCAAATCCACACCGAGAGTTGGTGGAAAAACAGCACGGTGTCGAGTGCCGGGGCGCAAGGGTTGGCGCAGTTTATGCCGTCAACCGCGAAATGGCTCCCCACGGTTGCGCCGGAAGTGGGCAAGCCCGCGCCGTTCAATCCCGGCTGGTCGCTCCGGGCGTGCGTGACATACGACAAATACTTGTGGGATCGGGTGGCGGCCAAAAACGCGCAAAAGAAGGCGCTGACGCCCTGTGATCGTATGGCCTTTGCCTTATCCGCATACAACGGCGGCATGGGCTGGACAAACCGGGATCGCAACCTTGCCGCCAAGCGCGGCCTTGATCCGGATCGCTATTTTGGGAGCGTCGAGACGGTCAACGCGGGCCGCCGGGCGTCGGCGAAGCGGGAGAATCAGCGGTATGTTTTCTTCATCTTTGAGCGTCAGGCCGCTTACGTGAAGGCCGGTTGGGGGCCGGGGGTGCGCTGTGAGTAGCCGTGCCGTCGCGCTCATCGGCGCGGCCCTTCTCGTTGCGGGTATCTGGATCGACCATTTGTACAACGAACTTGACTTGCAAAAGGCGCACTATGAGACGCGGATCGCTGTTTTGGCCGAGGAAGTATCGCAAAAAGATAAAGCCCGCGCCGATGCGGTTGCAGCAGCCGAGCGGGCCGCCCGTGAAAAGCTGGAAAAAGAAACGGCCCGCGTGGCCGCATTGTCCGCCGAGCTTTCAGACGCCCGTCAAAAGCTGGCAAAGGAGCGTCAAGG